GCACCAAGGCACTTGCATCTTGCAAAGTTAACCATTGATGAATAATCTTGTGAGATCTGGATACTCGATCCATTCTGCACGAGGTCAAAGCATAGTTGAACGAAGTTCTTTAGGAAAATATAAGAAACTCCTCTACCTGGCAGACAGAAAACTATTGCTTTACCTTTGGCTAATGCCTTTGCCTCTTCTAAATTAAAGTCATCTTCGACTTTCTTAGTTTTGGGAGCATTTGCCTTTACTGTAAATCCTTTTGCCATAACATGTTGTAATTACATTATTAAGTATACCACGGTCAAATCATTTTGTCCATAGTGTTATATTATATATGTGCTTTTCCCGAACCTTTTTTGAGAAACTCCTGACTATTACAGGGGCCTAACGGCATGTGTTGTTCATAAATTCCCTTCAGAGCCATACTGTTTATTGCGATGTCGCCTGATACAGATAACCTTTTTTCATTCGTCAAGAAGTGGGGGTAAACCGCATGATACAAATCACTTGGAAACAGTAACATATGCCCTTCATTGTATTGTTTCTCTAGTTTCCAATTTACTTTTCTAGTTCTACCTATAATATCAGTATAGGTTAGAATGAAATCTCCTGCCTCTGGGTGCATTGTATGAGGCACGTTCTGTTCATCCTTTGCAACAGACGGTATCTTTAACCAGACTACAAATGACCAGATTGCATCATGATTATGTAATGCTTGATATTCTCCAACGCCAGTATAATTTACCCAGAACTTTTGGAATGTAAGATCATGGATATGTGTGGTCTTTAACTTTTCTGGATATCCAAACTCCTGTATGTAATTTGAAATAATTGTATTTAAAACTTCTCTCTGAAACCTGTTATCATCATCAATCAGCATCCACTGTTGTTTTGCATTATCGGGTTCGTATTTCTCGACTAGATGATGTAGATGATCTAAATGTTTTTTGTCTAACGTAATATCCAGAATACCGTAGTTAGGCAACTCAACTTTTTTAGTCTTCATTCTTTACTATCCTTATATCTTCTTTACGACTTTCATCATCGGGATAATAATTAAAAAATGCTCTTACATGTTCCATCTTATCTTTTACATCTTGGCCTGGAACATTCTCCATGATTAGGTATTCGCCAACGTATACGTTATAGGTACTCATCTTCCCACGTTGCCATCATATCTTCTAAGTCTTTTCTTATATCAGGATGATACATTAAATGGTTGTCGTGTTCTAATCTAAACGAGATTGATTCGTAGATGTATTCAAGCTCTTTTACATCGACCTCTATTTGCATTGTTTCAGTAGAAATGTTCATTATAAACTTATCTATAAAATTCTTTTCTTATCCTCTACAGGATTTATGATTGATCCAAGAGCCATACTATTCAAAGCAACATCTCCAGCAAGTGCAATACGATATTCTGTAGTGGTGTAATGTGGGTATACAATATGATTTATGTCACTTGGAAAGAACAACATTTTACCCTCTGCACCTTTTCCAAGCACAAAGTTTCTTTTTTGTAATTGTCCACATGTGTCAGGATAAACTAATACAAAGTCACTTGCTTCTGGTCTGAATCCAGCTTGCACCTGTCTCTCGTCTTTTCCCTCAAACGGAACGGTCAACCATACTACAAACGTAAAGATGCCTTGATGATCATGAATACTTTGATAATCACCATCAAGTGATGCACGACACCAGAAACGACTAAATGCCAATTCATGTGCATGTGTTGTCTTTAGTTTAAATGGGCAACCGTAAGTATCAAAATACTTTTCGGTGCAGGGCTTCAATACATTGTTTTGAAACAAGTTCTCATCATCATTGATTGGAAATTGTTTGGAATCCTCTTCAATACTTATTAAACGATTACCTTCCCACTTGGCATCGTGAGAATACTTGTGTACAATCTTCCACAGGTAATCAATATCCTCTTGGTCAAGTTCAGCCTCAATCACTCCAAAGTTGGGCAGTTCAGATGCTTCGCAATACTTCATAGTCTTTCCCTGTATTTACGTCTTCCAGTTACTACCTTTTCCATCATAGCATCAGTGTATCTTCCTATGTAGTATCCCTTGGCCTCCAGTTGTTTTGAAGTATCGTCCAACGCGCTGATTTTTTGTATCATCACAATGGTAAACATCTGGTCAATCTTTGTCAACAACCATAAGTCTTTTCCCTGTTGATTCAGAAACGTGTTAAGTCCGTCAACGCCGCCAGACATTTGATCTGGATTTATCTTATTTGCATCTGACTGTGCAGCCACTATGACTATATCCTTACTTCCGTCAAACTTATCGCACTCTCTAGATACAACCTCCCAGAAGTCGTACGCGCTGAAATAGTCATAAACCTTGACCAGTTTCATACGACCATCATCCTTTGCCTTCTTACTAAAGGGACAACGAGGGCCATTGTAATTCCCCTGATTCATGTCATCGGGGTTCTGTAACCAATCAATCCAATCGTTCGTAAACGGTTCTAAATGATCTAATGCATGTGCCACTAATAACTCTGTTCCTCCTTGATACATTCATCGCCTACACAAACAGAGAACGACAAACTATCTGTGTGATATGACCTATAGATTCTGCCCCATATAACATCAAACTCTTCCTGATTCAAATCCTTAAACAAACACTTATCCTCATAGTATATGTGATAAGACTTCAATCCTTGATTCGTAGTGGTACTTGAATTCTCCATGAACCTCCTTTTAACTCAATAAGCTTAAACTTCTTCCTGTTCTTCTCCATCTCATTTAACTCGGCATCATTCGCAATGCTGCCATACTTCACAGGTGATTTGCCCTTGTATGTCAGTATATGCGTATCAACCATATGGTAAAGAGTATCCCAAGTCAAGGTCTCCTTTAACTCACTCGCTAAAAGAGATACCTCATAATCACTCAACTCTTCACTTATCACTCTACCTCTAATTGCTACCAACTCATCTAAGTTGATCACAATCTTACTATCATTATATATTGCCATCCTAACCTCCGTTTAGATCACAACCAATCGTACCGCCAACCACTGCACCTAAAGGTATTGCCCACCATCTTCCATCACCTTGACTCATCGCTGCTGCAGCTCCACCGCCAATTAACGCACCAGCAATCTTACCATCTGAACAATCATTATCATCATAAGTTACTTCTGTCTGACGAATGACTTTCTTTTTTGCTAGATCATTCTTACATGGAACTTCAATCGTCTCATTAAAGAAACGAACAAAGCCAGGACTTTCTTTCGTGCCAGGAACATACTCTTCTCTGTATGTTTGTTTATAACAAGTCTTACTCGAAGCATAACCTTCTTGGTAAGTATCAGCCATTACACTCACAGGTGTCAATGCTATAATTGTTGCAAGTAATGTTTTCATATTATTCAAAAGAAATACCTTCTTCATCAGGTAAGTCAAGTAACTTCTCTTCTACCCAATGTTCTTTGTTATCTATGCCAGCAGCTTCAACATATGCCATGATATGTCTATCCACTTGCTTGTAGATAGGATGCAAGTCTATATCCATTCTTACATCATGTGCAATCTCAGCCACTTGCTTTTCAGTTAAACAATGATCAGGATGAAGAAGATCACAACAAGGGATTCTCTTTTCTATCAGCTGATTAATGTTTATACGAATCTCATAGTCGTTATAAACTGCCATTAAAATTATTATGTTAACTTCTATAGTATAACACAAACCTGGCCCAGAGTCAACCTATACGGAAATTTTTTATATCCAAAAATTTTTTAATATCGATTAATATAGAGCTCTCGTTTTTGGTTCGTTGTAGGTTAGGGTAGTTAGCGCTTTTTTAAACCGCATCGCTAACGCTTAAGAAAATAAAAACATAAAAAAAACCTGGCATATAGGTGCCAGGCATAAGGGGTGCTCTGCTCTCTTATATAAGGGTGGCATGCTTGGTGTTTATGCTGCCTCTGTTTGTATTGGTTCGGATGCCCTTTGTCTGAGATAGGAGCAGATGGCGGCGCTGTGGTTTAGTTCGTTTTAGTTTAGTGTAGGTAATTTGCCTGCCGCCAATGCCCGTGAAAGTGTGGGTGCTGATGATGTTATTTGGCATTAGAGCGCAACCTCCATGCCGCTAACAAAATCTTCTTTAAGGTTTTTGTAAGTTAAAAACCATTCAAAGTTGCGCTGGATTACGCCAGTGCCCTTGCTGAACTCATCTAATAAAGCATTAAGTCTGCTCTTAGTGGTTACAGTCTGCCAACCACCGTCAAATAGCACAATGCTGTTTGCATATACTTCAGCAATCTTGTTACCGTGTAACTTGACTATGCTGCCAAGTCTACCAGTAGCGCCACAGGTAAAGGTTGCTACCTCGGTATTACCAGAGCGGAAGTCCTTTCTGTTTCTGATTGCTCTGTTCATGTTTTGTTCAATGATACGCATTTGGTGCTCCGTGTGTTTGTTTGTATGTAAGTATAATAAACGATTTACTAGGTAAAGCAACCTAGCAAATCTATAGAAAAGATTAAGTTAATCTTGGTCTGTATAGACTCCTTCAACAACTCTTTTGCCGTTGAGAGCGTACCATACTAATTCAGCAATGCCATACTGCTGTGCCATGTCATAGCATAGGTCATATCCGAAATCATTGGTTACTAACTCTTTGATGTTAGTGTTTGGAACTTCTACGAAATATTCTGTGATCATAATTAA